GGCTTTTAAAATATATAACCTACACCATTATATAAAATTAAAACTTATAGTATAATAAAACTAATAGGGGTCTTACGACACGCGACATTTCTGCCTGAAGACTTAACGCTCCTCTATTAGTATAACAAAATACAATACAATTCTCTCTGAAACTAGGTCCGAGAAGTGGCAGTAAGAGTTGGAGCTCCAAGCCACATCCCAAAGGTGAAATCTTCACCAATATTAGAATATAACCTAACTTGAGGAAAAGTGTAAGGGTTTATTGCATCAATTACTATTCTTCTACTTAAAGGAGAAAGTAACCTAGCATTAGTAACATCACCTGTTATAGTTAATCTATTCCTATTGTAGTATGGAACAGACACTTCAAACGTACCTTCATTATCTGGAAAATGAAGATTTGTTGAAACAGATGATACTGAAGGGTCAAAGTTTAATGTATTCAAATTATAATTTGGTAAAAAATAAACAGGATACAAAATACCTGGTGGCCCGATTTCAAAAACGAATTTATAACGTTTTGAACCACGCCAAAAACGATATGCTGGAAAAAATAAAGATAAATAAGACGCAGACGCAGTTCCTAAAGAAGAAAAATTATCTGGGTTGATAAAGAAAAAAGATCGACCAAAAGCATTAGAAACAACATGATTAGAATCAGGTTCATAACGCTTTAAAAGCAATCGTAAACTTTTAACAACTTCACCTACTGTATCTTTATTTACATCAGCAACTTGTTGTTCTGGAACACTACCCAAAATTGAAACACCGTCAACTCCCTTATAGGATTCATCACGTGAAATTTGTAATTCAGCATGACGGAAAGCTGGGGAGTAAACAATTATCCAATTATAAGGTAATGCTTCTGAATCATCTAACCATGCTTGATGAATTATTACTGGATAATTTATAGAGGAAACTAATAAATTTACAGTTAACATACCATCAATAACAAATTCATTTGTTAAAGTTATTACTTCACCAGACACATTAATATTTTCAATTTCTCCAACACTATTAATAATTCGCAAGAATGTATTAGAAGGAGCGACTGGTAATGTAACGGGAGTAGATGCACTTAATGTAAATGTTGAACTATTCCAAGGAACAGTCAAATTTACAAATCCCGATATACTACCACCTAATAATTGAATATACTCATATGAAGGGGGCAACGTACTTGCTTCTGGATTGATGAAATTACCTAACAATTCAGGAGTTTTAGGTATTGCTACCTCAAAATCCCTACCAGCTCTAGCTTCAACAACACATTCAATTGTGCTAGATGCAGATGGAGCAGCTTGTAAGGTATTTACAACATAAACTCCTAACCAACCATTACTTCTTTTAAAAGTTGAATCTACACTATGGATATTAAGCCAAGGTGTAGCTTGAATATATGGAATATTCAGATCTAATTCAAATTTATCATGAAGATCAAGTTGAATAGCAGGATTTTTAGCATATTCAGTTAAATAAGTTGTTGGTACAGAACCAATATCAGCATTAAACCAAACAAAAATTAAACGACCTGAGTGAAATTGTGTTTTGGCAAATTTAAATGTTAAATTTAAACTACCCCTCCACAATTCAAAACAACTACATAATAAGCCTAAACTTGTTGTAGTTATTAAACCACTTGATAAGGTCGATGTAATTATTGTTGGATTCAATTCTAAAGAAAATAAAAGCTTATTTTCATTATCAGTTGTAGCATAATTAAAAGAATTTATAAAGTGAGGTATTCTCGCTATAAAATCAAAAGACATTTCATCAACATCTGTTCGATATATAGGCTTTGCTTCAGTTAAAGAATTATCAGTAATTAAAGCAACTTGAGTAGCAGAATCAGGAAAATCCGAATTTGCCATACCTCGTGCATAAATTGGTCGAATCTGTGTTATTGTCTGATTAGAAGTTGGCTTTGAAAATCCAAACATTGATGCTATACCACCAACTACATTAGATACCATACCAACAGCACCAGAAACTGCTCCAAGCCCAGGTATTCCACTAGCAACACTAGCAACAGAACTAACTGCACCAGCTATACTAGATATAGGTCCACCTGCTTTTGAAGCAACTTGCTGTTCCCCACCAATTTGCAATTCTGCGACACGTTTTGTATAATATTTCAATAAACTATTTGAAACAGTGGCTGAAGAAACAGAACAAGGCATTGATAATTCCAATGTCTGTTTGTCAAACCATGCCCAAACTATTATTGAAACACTAGTCGCTGAAGCTGCAGTTAATGGAGAATAAACTCTCGCATAAACTTGCGCCCAATCATCAGGTTCTGCAACTATGTCATACACATCATTCGGATAAATAAATGGTACGACTATTTGCATAGGTGAATCAGATTGCAAGTTAACGTCTATTCCTGGTAATCCAGAAAATTGTTGCATTGTATTTAATTGTGAATTGTATAAGTCAGAAGGACTTAATACTGGAAAATAACGTAATTGAAAAAGACCAGCTTGAAAATTTTGAGCATTAATCTGTAAACGGACATGGATATCTCCTTTTATATAATTAAAACCTGAAATTTTTTCAGCAATCATAGGTTGATCAAAAAGGGAAGAAGGAAAACTAAAATTGAATATTTCATCATTTCTATTCATCGAACTATCCCAAGTAAATTGACCTATATTCATTGGTCTTGACAAGAAATCTTTTACAGAATGATCACGGGTTTCTAATCCTTGATTATCTTGTAAAGAAATAACTTGCCTATCAAGTGGAATAATAAAACTTTCTGATTGTTTATCATCAATAAGAGTTAAAATCTGTTCGGTATTCATCTCAACAGTACTCAATGCTTCTTGCTTAACACTATCACCACTACCACTATTACTACCTTCACCACTTAAACTACTATTATTATTATTTGTTTCCATTAATATATTTGTTTGTTTTGTAAAATCAATTTGAAATTCAATTATCTAATTTAGATGCTCTTCGACAAATGCTTAGAATAATTTATTATTTTTAAAATCAGTCCTATAAAACCACAAAGGAATTCATTTTATGTAGCTCTCAATTAAGATAATAGACGAGTATCTATTAAATAAACTTAAAACTAAAGTATCCATAATACATGACTAACATGATACTTAAAACAGATAATGCATATACTCACCAGTCAAAACACGATGTTGCAAAACATTATAATCTTGAAAATACGGACATAAACCTTCTTTTTCACAAATAATTTTATAATCACTTATAAAATCATCATAAATTTTCCGATCATGAAGTGTTAATTCACGTGCCGCAACTTCTAAATTAATAATAGTTTGCTCTTCAATATCATGACCTTGTTTTACCCAATTTGGTATTTCAAATACTGTATTCAAATCCAATGGAGCTATATAACGAAAATGATGCTCATTCCACACAAAATATCTTTTTAAAATATTTGCTTTAGAAAAATCATCATAATTTCGATCAATAACATCCATTTTCTCAGAAGTTGTATAAGAATGCCCCATAAAATTATTTACTTCTTTTAACGTTTGATAGTTATAAAAAGTAGAAAATTCTTTTGAAACAGATAAAACAAGATCATCACCATAAAATCCACCTTCAGTATTTTCAATATACTGTTTAATATCCAATTTCAATGTATGATCAGAAATAGGGTAATTATTCATAAAACTTACGAACTCATCCCATCTCTCACCAATACATTTAATTTTAGACTTAGACAATATTATTAAATGATACTCAAGAAAACTCCTAAAAATATTATACATTGTATTAACAATTGTTGTTAAAGGATGCCCCGATGGTAAACTATGTGTAAGTAAGTATGCTTTTGGTCCAATTAAAACTATAGAATTAATTAAATCCATAAACAAAACTTTCCTAACATAATTATCCATCTCAACATCTTTCCCTCCAAATCGCGAATACTCTGAATTAATAAATTTAAGAATTTTATTGGAAATATCAGCCCTTATTGAACCATCCCAATTAGAAAAATCTCCTGTAAGTATACAAGGATGTTTCTTTAATAATTTTGCAAATGAATGAGACTCAGTTGAATACATATTTATACCAACCAAAGACCTATTCATAATTTTATTATTCATAAAATTAACTACAAAACCACCAAAGTACATTCTCACTGCCAGAACATAATCTAATTGAGGTACTGTAAACACTCTCGTTTTACCAGCCATTACTTTAGCAATAGGTCGAACTTCATCTTTAAGCGTACACACATAAAGATGTTGTTGACGTATACCTTTCTTAGCTAGTTCAATCCGAGCATTTACACGTTCAATAACCTCATCAGATATTTTACCATCTTGAAAATAATATTTTTTTCCTTTAAATGAATTTTTTGGCCAACTATACCCTGGGGAGGTCCCCATAGGAATAGAACGCCAATATTTTTCATTATCAATTCCAAAAACACTTTCCTCAAGTGATAAAACTCTCATAACACTTCGATTTATATTACTAGAATATTTACGTAAAAACCAATCAAAATCAATATACACTGAATCTATTATATCATTACTAATATAAGGAGAAACAGTATAATATTTCTTGAGACCAATTTTAAAAGGATCCAACATTTCACCATCAATTACTCGAGGGTAAAGAAATGCAGGCTTTACCTTAGGTTTATCTCTTAATCCATAAACACAAGAAGGTCGTATTTGACTACTACCAGCTTGTATCACAGGATCAGAAACATCACCTACATAAAGTACACCTTTTGGTAAATATTCTATTTTATCATTTTGTAATTGTAAATCCAAAGATATTTGTAAATTTAAATCAGAGATACAAGTTAACATATTTTTTGTTACAGAAACAGAATTGCCAATTCCATTCTGAAAACCAGAAACATGAAAACCTATAATTTTCCCTGAGATAAATTGATTCTCAACAAATAACAAAGACCCACAATCACCTCCTTGAGTTATAGCATCGTAGCAATATCCATCACGAGCATAAGTTCCACCAGTTATGTTACCATAATTGATATCACCACACACTTGATCAAATGGATAATCCAAACAATTCAATTTAAAGCGATTAATATTTCTATTAAATTTTTCATCAAAAGTCACAAGAATACCTTTACTTCCTCCAACTTTCGACAAATCCTCTTTCGAAATAAAATGTTTTGTTATATCTTGATAATTTGGGAGAGCATGATTATTAGAAAATTCTAAAATCACACAATCTTTACTACCAAAACCTTCTGAAAATATATATTCATACTTCTTTAGATCGCATAAAGGAAACTTAATTCCTTCACAATCCAAATGTTTTGGAATATGAACAATAACATCTTTAGGTTCTATAACAAAAACATCACTTGCAGTCCAAGTAACAGGTTTCATATAAAAAATTCTATCATAAACAGCAGGTAATAAATGTAAAAAAGTAGCCATAAACTTCCCTTTCACAAAAACACCAAAACCTTTATTACTCATCTTACCATTATAACTTGTAGAAATAACAACTTGATTCGTAATAGCTTTATTCATAACAGAATTAACATTCTGATCAATAGTAACTTCAACAATAGCTTTCCCAGTTTTAACACCAGTACTAATATCATATCTCTCCAAAATTGGATATTTTGAATTTTTAATATTAACAGAATATTTTTCTAAACTAACCTTATTATCAACTGGCTCTAAATCACTTTGTTTTTCTTTACCTCTAACTTCAACTTGAATTTTCTTCAAATCTACATTAGTTTCAAGTAAAACTTTAAACTTAGGACCAGTTATAGTATCATACTTTGTCTCATTCACAATATTCAAATTTTGAGTCTCTATGAAATCTAAAACAAACATTACATACTTATAAATATCATCATTCTTAGAAACATTCTTTCGAAATTTCCAAGAATAATCACTTTTCATAAGCAAATAATTACTTGCTAAATTCCAATTCATCGCATTCGGAAAATCTTTTCTAATAAAATCTAAATCAATAGCCCTAAAACATATTTCACCATTTATCTCTAAATAATCAAATACACATTTAGGAAAAACTAAATCATTAGGCTCAATAGAAAACCACCACTTAGATACACAACTTACAAATTTATAAATCATAGTACCTAATATACCAGCTCCTCCAACTACAATCAAATACGCAGAAATCGCTTCACCCATAATTTTAATCATCTTAAAAATACGAGTTAACGAATCCTGTATATTTGAGTTCATACTTGGTTTTAATTCATTAGTAACTACACGTTTAAAAATTCCATCATAAATGGAATCTGGAAAAACTTTCGTTAATATATAAACAAAACTTGAATAATTGTCTTTAATAATTTTCATCTGACTTTCACTAGTTTTACAACTAATAAAAGTCTGATAAGCATTACTAAAGACAGACGTAGTTTCATTTCCATGAATATATTTATCAATCTTATCACGATTTTCATCATAAACATTATAAATATCTTGTATATCACTTGAATAAGTAGTACCCAACACCCAATCAAAAATTCCTTGATTTTGGGGTCGCATATCACCTATTAAAGTGGTTATAAAAGAATTTAAATCATTATGATGCATTTCTCCAGCATAACGATGTTTACGATAATCTTCAACAATATAATCTTGAAATTCCCTCCAACCTAAAGTACCTTCTATTTTTCCATTAAGAACATTGTACTTTACGAATTCATAAATATCAAAATTAATATGTTCACCAACTTTATCTACATCCAACCTATATACTTTACTACCAGCTTTACCAGTTGAGCGTAAATAATCTTTCTTAACAGTCACTTCCCACGTATAACCTTCCAATCTTCTAGCTAATGCATCAGGATGATTAATATTTTCAGTCTTAGGAAACTTAATATTAGTTGTAAGCAAAATTGCTTTAAAATCTAAATTAATGTTTCCTTTCTCAAAAATATTACTCATATGTGCAAAAGCAGGAGCAGAATTAGTTATCCTAATCATTTCAGCATACTCCGTATTATTCATTCTATCAGCAGTTTGACCAAAATCATCAATACATAAATAATCTTGTGAATTCTGTAAAGAATCCCAAAATTCATTTTCTGTTTGACGATAATGAATCTTACTTGCAAAATCCTTCAATCTTTCAGGGTTAGCCACATAATATGGATCCTGAGACATTAAAGTTAAAAAAACATACGGAGTAATTTGAGATTTACCTACTCCAGATCCTCCATATAAAGATATCACATAAGGTGGTATCTTCATACGTTGAGAAATTGCTGTCTTGGAAAATCTAATTTGCATAGCTAATAATTGTCTATATTGTAAATTAAAAGTGTCAACAAGTGATTTATTCTTGCATCCACTTAAAATTTGACAATATTTATTACCTAATTCAACCAAATCATCTAATTCAGAAACTATCTCAACATTTGATAATTGGGAACGATTTTCAATGTTAAGTAATTTAACACTTCTATCATTCCAAACTAACAAATCATTCGTAAACTCATCCGTAGCCGCACCATAAAAAAACATTGAAATTAGATTCAATATTTGTTTACTATACGCAATCAATTTCACAATCAAAGATTCTATTCCAACAGAGCCCTTATGAACTGTATAAATATTATTACAATACTTATAAAATTCTTTAGAGCCACCATTAGGACAAAATATTGAAAATATTGATGATAAAAAGCCTTTTACAACACTATCATCTTTATCTTCATTACTTTGATTAACTGGTTTTTCCGATATTAAAATTTTAACCCATTTAATAAACTTTATGAATTGATTATGTAATCCATCATAAAATTTATATATTATTTCAGTTGAAATATTAAATCCAACTAAAAATTGAGCTAAAATAGTAAAACAAGTCACTTTGTCCTTTCTACACCTATAAATATTTGTAAAAAGTAAAAGCAACTCAGGACACAATCTCTCCATTTTATCTTTAAATTCAGGACACTCAACATTAACTGTTACTTTAGCATTACCTAAAGAATCAGCCAATTTATTAAGTGATTCTGAAACCCCAAACAATTGCAATTCAGCAGTACGAGCTTTATATTGGTTCGCACGCATCGTACTGTAAACTACAGGTCCAGGATTTAATTCAACATCTCCATCACAAGATAAATCTCTTATCCAACTAAAATCACCATCAATAATACTACTCAAATTATAAAAATAATCTAAGTAAGCATTACCAATAGTGGATCTTAATCGAACAAAAACTTTATATTGTGGCGTTCTCTTTATTACAAACTCAATATCTTCATCATTAAATTTCATTACTGAAAAGTAATTTCCAAAAACAAGAGTTGGATCATCTGTCACTATATTCTCACTTCTCGCTATCAAATTATTTCGTGAAAAACAATTTGGAACAAAACTAGTTATATATTTAATCCAATAACGATATAAAATAAATGAAAAATCAATTTCATTAAGTATATCATTACCTTCATTAAACAAATGTACCAACATTGTAAACATCCGTGAATCAACTGTAATTAAATTTAAACCTTCATAAACTTCATCAAGAATCTCCTTAATGTTGTCTATACCATGTATATCTAAAACAAAATCATAAATCTCACCAGTCTCAAAAATAAAAATTACTTTCTTAACCGGTAAAACAAATCCATCTGTCTGACTTTCACATACTAATCTATTCAAAACTACTCTCTCTTCTAAACTTAACTCAAAATACGTTACTAAAATTATATCAAAATGCTTACGTCTATTTCTAAACGAAGTTATTTCATTACTACTACTAAATACATTAGGAAAATTATTTGGAACAAATTGTGGAAAACACAATTTATCCAAATCATTTCCTAAATTCC